TGTCAACTGTATCCTCATGTATTGTTATTTCCTTTTGGATATGACTTATCTTGTGGCTCTACCTAACACTCGTGTTATGTCTGTTGTTGACAGATTTGCTTATGGTCAAAATAATCTTCCTAATAAGCCTGGATTGGATTTAGAGTATGACCAAGTCATACTCGATTATCCTTTTGAGGCTGCTGCGAGGAATCTTGGCTTTAACATCAAATTGCAGAAAGGGAATATGTCGATGTACCCTACCTTCCTCAAAGGTTGGTGGGCTCTTGACACGACATTCTTTCTTCCCATTTGGATGCCCCTGCCATCTATGGTTATAAAGATAGGGAAAATCTTAAAAGATCCAACGAAATTGTACCCCAATTCTAGTCATGCGATTCAGATGTGTGCTTATAATGTCGCAATGTCCTTCAAACACGTACCAAGATGGTATCCTATTCTTGGTCCTTTCCTTGCAAAAATGAAAGAGTTGTCTGTTGAGACTGAGCGAGAATTGAACCTCCATGAAAATCCTGACTATCGAGTTCGGATAGTTGAACCACCTGTCGTCAATTTATTTAATGATTTTTCGAATCGAGCTCTTCCTGGATACGATGCTCGTATTCCTCACGATGATGACAAAGTGATTTACCGTTATTTCGATCGATCTGAGGTAATGGAAATGGTTTGTGACCGATATGGTATAACTCATGAAGATATTGAAGATTGTGAATCTTTGATTTATGGAGTTACAAAGCTTCCCTGCTATTTACAACATTATGTTTTTGTGAAGCTTCAAACCACTGATTACCGTTAAAACTTTTGGTTGTTGCGCGCCTGATAAATTAGGATTCAAATTCCTCGCGCAATAAAGGTGCAGGGTGGTTGATAATCATGTCACGCATTACTCAAGCTCAAGAAATTGTTCAATCTATTATCAATCGAAAGATTTTGGATGAAGAAGCTATGGCTTTTGTGATTGCTGCTACAGATCCTTTTCACGATAAGGAAATTTTGAAACTGAGTGGGTTGCCTGATGCGACAATGGCTGATCAAGTCACTGTTCAAGCTCCTTATCAGTTTCAATTAACTGCCCCCGTTGGTCAAGTTGGAAATTGGTCTTTCTTAGTTCATAATTGGCCATGGACTACCTCTGTTGTTGCATCAGGGGCGGCCTGTGGTAATTATGATTTACTAGGAAATTGGCTGAAAGTTCCAGTGTCAACTCCTAACAATGTCAGCTCTATGCCATCTATTTGTGTTTGGAGAGGAAACGATGGTAATCCGTTGGGTCCTTTCCAAAACAATTTGGCAGGTAATAGTGCTGCTCCTCTTGGTTTGGGGTTGGCTGATAATTTGGCCAAAG